TCCGTTTGGTTATATCTCTCAGCTTAGTTCATATGTATATGCAGGTAAAGATGATCCACTTGTTACAAATAAAACACATGGTGCTTTCTTAGCTATAGATAAACAGAATGGACATATCTGTTTAGATGTTTATGATTTTACAGAGGAACTAAAGACTAAAGAAAAAGAAATGCTTGATGCAAAAGATATGGTATCAAAGAAGATACCTAAGGAACGTATTCAACCAGTGCCATTTAGTAAGACAAGTCCTAATACTAAGTTGTCTATGCCTTGTAGTTACTGTGAGTATAAGAAACTTTGTTGGCCTGAGCTAAGAACTTTTAAATACTCTTACGGTATAGAGAACTTAGTTCATATAGAAAAAGAACCTAAAGTACCTGAGATTACAGCATGACTAGAGCAGCAAAAGCAAAAGGTAGAGTAGGTCAGAATGAAATAAGGGATAAGTTACTAGAAACTTTTCCTGAGTTTGAACCTGATGATATTAGAAGTACAACTATGGGAGATACAGGTGAGGATATTCAACTTAGCCCAGCAGCTAGGAAGAAGTTACCTATTACTATAGAAGTTAAACGTAGAAAGGCAGGTTTAAAAACTGTGTATGGATACTTAGATCAAGCTACTAACCATGGCAAAGGAGATCCTATAGTATTCTATCGTTCAGATAGGAATCCTTGGATTGTTATCACAGAACTAGACCATTACATGGAACTATTAAAAAACTGGAAGAAGGAGTAAGATGAAAAAGAATATAAAAATCTGGGGTATAATTGAAGGACCAATCTCTGTTAAGGATTTACCAGATAATGATTACCCTGAAGGAGCTGAGTGGTTTCATGAATGCAAAGTAGAAGTTGATGGTAAGATAGTTGTTCACCCCTATTGGTTCTACAGTCTAAATGAAGCTAATGAAATGAAAAAGTATTTCAATACTCATATTGAACCGCTTGAAATAAAAATAAACTATGGAGAACTTTACGATGCCTAATACAGCAATAGTATTTACTTGTGCCCATGTAGATCCTGAAATTTCTAATGAAAGATTTGATCTACTTGGTAAACTTATCTATGATCTAAGACCTGATTATGTAGTTGATCTTGGTGATGGTGCAGATATGAAATCTTTAAATAGCTATGACACTCGATACCCACAAGCTATTGTATCACAAAACTATGAGAATGATATTAATCATTACAATGATGCACAGGATAGATTGAGAATGAAATTTAAACAAATGAAACGTAAGAGACCTAAATACTATGGGCTTGAGGGTAATCATGAGAATAGAATTAAGAGAGCTATCTCTCTCGACCCAAGACTTGAAGGTACAAAGTATGGTATAAGCTTTAAACATTTACAAACAGACTACTACTTTGATGAGTACTATGAGTATGAAAACTCTGCTCCAAGTATCTTTAATAAAGATGGTATATCTTATGCTCATTACATTTCAAGTGGTAACTTTGGTACTGCTATGTCTGGTATGCACCATGCATATACTATGTTAAATAAAAGACATCACTCTACTACTGTTGGTCACAGTCATAAAAGATCTATCTTCTTTAAAGATGACTCTTATCCTAACCCTACTATAGGTTTAGTTGCAGGTTGTTTTAAAGGTGCTCAAGAATCCTGGGCAGGGCAGGCTAACATGGACTGGTGGAAAGGTGTAGTAATAAAAAGAAATATAGACAGAGGTTACTATGACCCAGAATTTGTAAGTCTTGAGAGACTTAAATCTTATTACGGATAGGCTTGACAAATGAATAATAAAAAGTATAACTGGTGGTTTCAAAATGGACTATGAAATAATTATAAAGGTATCAGTAGATCCTGATGCAAACTTCCTTGAGGTAGGTGGAGTTAATAACTCAAATGTTATTAAGCAAGTAGTGAGTGACTGTCTATATGATATAGATGATTTAGAAATTAAAGAATGTGAGGTAATAAAAAATGTTCAAACAAGTCAGAGATAATAGTTTTAGTAACTATCAAAAGCAATCAAGTCAGACTGCAATATATGATAATGTAGATCTTGTTATTTATCCAGCACTAGGTTTAGTCAGTGAAGCAGGAGAAGTAGCAGACAAAGTAAAGAAAGTCTTGAGAGATAATGGTGGTCACTTTTCACCTGAGACTAAGCAAGCAATAGCAGATGAGTTAGGTGATGTGCTATGGTACATTGCTGCTATGTGTAATGATTTAAATATAAACATGGAAGATGTAGCACAGAACAATCTTAATAAATTAAACAGCCGTATGGCACGTAATGTAATAAAGGGAAGTGGAGATTACAGATGAGTAATATGTTACCAACAGACTACCAAGCATTTATTCACACATCAAGATATGCGAGATGGGTAGAAGAAGAAAACCGTAGAGAAACTTGGAGTGAAACAGTTAGTAGGTATATAGATAATGTAGTAAAACCACTATCTTCTGGTTCAAAAATTACTAAACAGTTAGAAGAAGCCATACTTAATCTTGATGTTATGCCTAGCATGAGGTCTCTTATGACTGCTGGTGCAGCTGCAAACAGAGACAATACTTGTATGTATAACTGTAGTTATTTACCAGTAGATGATGTTAAATCTTTTGATGAAGCTATGTTTATATTGCTTTGTGGTACAGGTGTAGGCTTCAGTGTTGAGCGTCAATACATAAATAAATTACCTGAAGTACCAAAGTTATTTGACAGTGATACTACTATTGTCGTTAGAGATAGTAAAGAAGGGTGGTCTAAAGCTCTCAGACAGGTCATAGCCTTGCTGTATGCAGGTGAGATACCCAAGTGGGATACAACTCTCGTTAGACCTGCTGGTGCTCGTCTTAAGACGTTTGGTGGTAGAGCATCTGGACCTGCTCCATTAATTGATCTATTTAATTTTACTGTTAGTATCTTTACAAATGCTCAGAGAAGAAAGCTTAACTCTATTGAGTGTCATGATCTTATGTGTAAGATAGGAGAGGTAGTAGTGGTAGGTGGTGTGCGTAGGTCAGCAATGATCTCACTATCTAATCTTACTGATGATAGAATGAGACACGCAAAAGATGGAAAATTCTGGGAACTAAATGGTCAACGTCAGTTATCTAATAACTCAGTATGCTACACTGAAAAACCTGATGAAGATGCATTGATGAGAGAGTGGACTGCATTAAAAGCATCAGGTAATGGAGAACGTGGTATCTTTAATAGGCAGGCAAGTAAGGTTCAAGCTGCTAAGAATGGTAGAAGAAATACTGAACATGACTTTGGTACTAATCCTTGTAGTGAAATAATACTAAGACCATATCAATTCTGTAATCTTACTGAGGTAGTTATACGAGCAACAGATAACCTTGATTCTTTAGCAAATAAAGTTAGGATTGCTACTATACTAGGTACTATTCAATCTACCTATACTAAGTTCCCATACTTACGTAAGATATGGCAAAACAATACAGAAGAAGAGAGGTTACTTGGTGTTAGTCTTACAGGTATTATGGACAATCCTCTTATGACTTCAGAGAACAAAGGTTTGAGTAAAACATTAGAACATTTAAAGAGTGTTGCTATTAAAACAAATGCTGAATGGGCAAAGCGTTTAGACATACCTATCTCTACTGCTATTACTTGTGTTAAACCTAGTGGTACAGTGAGTCAACTTGTAGATAGTGCATCTGGAATACACGCCAGGCACTCACCATACTACATACGTACAGTAAGAGCAGATAACAATGATCCTTTAACAGAGTTTATGAAGGCTCAAGGTATACCATCTGAACCTGCTATTGGAAAGGAAGACAGTACAACTATCTTTAGTTTTCCTGTACAAGCACCGCCTAAATCAGTAACAAGAAATGATATGACTGCTATTGAGCAATTAAATATGTGGTTAATTTATCAAAGACACTGGACAGAACACAAACCATCTGTTACAATATCAGTTAAGAAAGGAGAGTGGATACCTGTACAGGCATTTGTTTGGGAAAACTTTGATGAGATAAGTGGTGTATCTTTTTTACCACACGATGATCATATATACCAACAAGCACCTTATCAGGATTGCAACAAGAATGATTATAAGATACTAAAAAGTATTATGCCAAATAAAATTGACTGGTCTAAACTATCAGACTTTGAATCAGAAGACACAACAAAATCATCTCAGACCTTTGCTTGCACTGGCGAAGTCTGTGAAATTGTAGACATCAGTGCTTAAGGAGAAAGAGAATGAAAGTTACTATTGATAATAAAGAACACGAAGTTGATGAGAATAACAATGAGTTAATGGGTATACTCAATACTGTTAAGCTTGGAGATAACTCTTTAACTTTGTTAAACCATATTGCACAATGCGTAGATGCTGTGAATAAGGGTAAAGTAAATGAATTAAAAAATGCGTTAGGGGATAACGATGGAACTGAAGAAAAAAAATCTAAAAAGTAATGTGGATTTTAATCCTGTTAGTAAACCATTACACTACAATCAGAATAGTCTAGAATGTATTGAAGCTATTGAGGCTTTAATATCTACGATAGATAAAAGATATGCCTACCACGCAGGTACTGTACTTAAGTACCTGTGGCGGTTTGAATACAAGAATGGCTTAGAAGATCTACATAAATGTGAGTGGTACTTAGAAAGATTAATCAGTAAATATAAGGAGGTTCACAAATGAAACCATTTGAAGAAGGTAAGTTAGCTTTTCGTAAAGGTACTCTTGGTAATCCTTATCCTATTAATAGTAAAAATAATAGAGACTGGGAGTACGGTTTTAATATAGCCTACTTTAGAAACCTAGAAAGGGTAAAAAAGAATGAAAGACAAGAGGCATCTAAGTCTAGAGGATGAGGCTAAGAAGTTTACCAAGCGTAAGCGTAACCCTAGAACAATAAAACCCCTGACTACAAGGAGATACCTAGCTGGACAAGCTCTAGCTGGGTTACTCTCTGGCGGTCGAGGGGTTGGTCGTATGCATGATGTTAAGAAATCAGCATATGATTGGGCAGACTTTATGTTAGATGATGATAGTGAGGATTAGTTTATATTTAAACGATCTATAAATTTTAAAAAGTTTTT